GCATCGGGGGCATTCGTAGGTAACGCCATCAGACCAGTAGCGGGAGAAGAACGCCACCATGTCTGGCGACATTGGCCGCTTCAGTTTGCCGACGCCGTTCGTCAGCACCTCTGTCCGCTCGTAGCCGCACGGCCACCGATAGGTGACGTTGCTGCCGTCGCGAGCCACAACGCGGGCGCGGTGGCTGTACATCCCGCACTGCGTCAACGGCTTTTTGATTGTGTTTGCCATGCCCGTATTGTATCCATTCGGATACAGGCTGTCCAGCAGTTTAGTTTTTCTCGCCTTTCCCGTAGTTTTCCGCATCCGCCCGACGCACAAAGTTTTGCCCGTCGATCCTGACGCCCGGCAGGCGGCCGTGGGAAATGAGCCGGTTGATGTAGGCCCGCGTGACGCCTGCGATCTTTGCGGCGGTGCCGACGCGAACGTATTCGTCGGGGTCGATTTTCTTTGCCATGCCCTCACTGTAGCCGACCGGATACCGTTGGGCAATGTCGCAAGATTGTGGGTCTACGGACAGTCATTCGGGATCGACCGGCAGCAACGCCACCGCGTCGGCCAGCGGCACCACGGCGATCTCGTCAAACCTCCCGGAGTCCAGGTGCGCGAACCCGGCGGCGTAGATGCCGCCAGGGCCAACCTCCGAGAGAATGTCGGCACAATGGTAGTACCGGCCATCGGTGAGAGGCCCGGCTGGGATGGCGGAAAATGTCGGCTTGCCGTACTGCGACTGAACCTCCACCAATCGGTCGCGCAGGCTTGCGGAAAACACAAGAGCGTATTGCCGACCGTATTCGGCAAATAGCGGCAGTTGCGGCATCAGATCGGCTAGCGTCATGGGATTCCCGCCGCGATGTCGGCGAGGTAGGTGGTGAAGCGTGTCCGAAGGAGGCCCAAGTCAATCGCCGTGCCCATTGAATACCACGCCAGACGGTAGGGAGAAAACAGCGTGGTGAATGTAGAGGTTCGGAACACATGGATGTTCCCTGCGGCGGGCGATGCGCTTGTTCGCGTCGGAGACGTGTCCGTGTTGGCTCCAGTGCGGGCATTAAACGTAGTGGAGTTATTTCTCGTTGATCCCCACAGTCCTGTTGTCTGGTCGCTGCGTGACGTTCCAAATATGCCCGCCGCCTGATTACGAAACTGCGATACGCCGCCGATTGCTGCAATCTCGCTGCTTCCGGCACCGCCACCACCAACGCCCATGAAATAGTATGTGCCAGATGTGGCAACTTCTGATACCCACAGTGACATGTGGAAATTGTCTTGCGTGAACGTGTTGTTGTTCACGTTCGCATTCAGAAACTTTGTATTGGCCGTGCTGCCGATAAGCCCCGTCTTTCGGTCGTAATCGCTGGAGGTAAATGCGTTGCTCGTCGGTGCGGTGCCTCTGAGCGGAATGCAAATCCCCTCTAGCGTGCGAGCACCCGCCAGGATGCAGCAGTGCGCAATGTCCTCCCATGTGGCGTCCGACTTGAGCCCTTTGACGAAATTGTCAACAGCCCGCGTGACATTGCTTTCTAGCTTTTGGCCGTCTGCTTCTTCCACAGCCAAAACGTAGGCAAGCGCGTCTGCGTCAGTTGGCGTATAACGTCCTGAAGCTAGTGGGCGAAGCAGCCTTGGATTCATTGCCATGTGGGTGGCCGTAGAGTGGTGATGTAAAGACGTTAGCCCACGTGTCAACGCTTCGGGTTGGGGCATTTCCCATCGGGGCACGGCTTTCCAGTGCCGTTGCACTGGGGACACTTCACTCGGTGCCCGTCAGGCATCGTGAGCCAGCCAGTGCCGTTGCAGTTCGAGCACACCGCTGGCGTCGGTGCTGGCGGCTTCGGTTGCGGTGCGGGTGCCGCCTCGACGAGCAGGCTGGCCCGAGCAGCTGCGACCGCTGCCGCTGCCTTGGGGGCTTCAAGGTCGATGGCGGCCGGGTCGGCCGACAACCAGACGAGGAATCCGACGATCCATTGCCAGAGCGTCATAGCTGCCCTCCCTGCTGCTGATACCACTGCAAGGCCGCGAGGCAGATCGCTGCCCCGATGCACGACCACACAAGACCAGCCGGCGAGTAGCCCGAGCCATGCACGAGCGAGTAGACGATTCCCCCAACGACCGATCCGGCGATGCCGGTAGCAACCGTCTGCCAGCCTGGGGTGTCGCCCTTCGGCGGAAGAAACCACTGGGCGATGCTGCCGGCGATCCAGCCGGTAATCAGCCATCCAAGAATCGAAAACATCACCAGCCCTCCCGGTGTGAAATGCAGTCAGGGTCATGTCGAACGAATGAACGCTCAGGCGGCAGGTCCGGCGGCGGCGGTTCAACGACCATGAGCCACAGGCCAAACTTCGCCAGCCGAGCTAGAGCCGTCAGAACAGGGCGTGGCTTCTCTGGTTGCCACGGAAACGATCCGCCTGGTGAGTTCTGCCCGATCACCCAGCCGACGACGAACACGCCGACGGCAGCGGCGAGCAGCCGCTTGTCGAGGGGCTTCGTTGCCGGTGACGATGTTGCCACGGGCGTGGTCACTACTGCTTCGGTCATGGTGCCAACCAGTTGCCGTGATGGATGTCTCGCCAACGAAACCCGGTCTTGATGTCGCCAATGGCATACGAATCGTTTTGTCGCAGAATGTTTTCAATGACGGGACGAGTCGCCCAGAAGCTGCCAGCGGGCTGGTCGCTCGGGTATTTGCCGGCGTAGCTGATCCAGTTGGTTCCCCAACTATTCAGCACCAAGGCTGCGTCCACGGCCCGAACGCCTTGCGGTGCCTTGTCGGCGAAGCGGATGCCTACGATGCACATCTGGTGCATCCATGTGCCGCTCGCGGCAAGCACGCCAGACTCATCGGTGCGATTGGCGAAGCCTTGGCTGCTGGCAATCGTGACCGGAAAGCCCGCCGTGATTGCCGCCTCTAGCTCGCTCCAAGTGCGAATGGCAACGACGTGCCTCGCCGGGTGTTTCTTGGCAATCGTATCGAGGCGTCCCCGGTCATTTTGCCCGCCGTTGCCGTAGGCACCCCAATTCTTTGCACGCTCTGCGGAGTAACTGGTCAGGTCGTACCCCAATTCCGGGAAGGGCTGCCTGTAGACGACGCCCCAATCCCTGACCCACTTTGCGGCGGCACCGCCATAGCTTCCGTCGCTCCAGCCGCCGACTGGCGATGAGCCTGAGCCGTCGCGCCCTCGTGCTTCAACTCGGCTGCCGCCGTAGATCGCCTCGGTCGATGGCATCATCGGCGGCTCAGCAATGTTGCCAAGCTGAAAAGACACGGCCTCAGAGCAGTAGACCGCGTGCATCGCCCCCCATGCGACGCAGTCGCCAATGCCCTGTTTTCCGACAACGAACGGCTTGCCGTAGCGTGCCTGGTAGGCGTGATCCATTGCCCGGTAGAGAAACGTGTCGATTCTCTGGGCTTGCCGCATCGCCTCCGGTGCAGCATCAGCGAAGTACGGAGCCTGAAGCTCACCAAGAAAATCACGCACGCCTTCGGGGTCTGGCGTGTAGCCGAAGTTGCTTTGCTCAACCCGGTCGAGCAATCGGTGAACGTATCGTGCGGCGACTGCGGTCAACAGCCCGGCGATCACCAGCGTCAGGACGCGCGTCAGGAACCGTTCGCTATCGCGTGACATCGGCAGCCGCCTCCGAAATCTCGCCTAGTGCCTTCACCCATGCGATTCGCTTGGCCTCGTCAATCGGGCCGCCGGCATTGCCTACGGCGGCATCGAGGTGGGCGGCGATCGCATCGCGAGCCGCCGGCTGCCGAGCACCGATCGACACGCCACGGCAGCGGAGTTCACGAGCACGCCGCCGCAGTTCATCGATTGCCACGCCGGTCGTGAGCAACGGTTTTTCAAGCGTGCCATCCCAAGCGATCTCGTCGGCCAGCTCGCCCGTCAAAGCAGAGACCAAGGCGGCATCCTCGGCAGCGGTGATGCCCTGGAACAGCCCGCGAAGGTTCAGCCCTGCCGGCGGTGCCGGTGGCGTTGGAGCCGGGGCTGCCTCTTGCTGCCAGTTGAACGCCACGACCGCGCCGATCAGCAGGGCTACGGCGGCAATCTGCTGCCAAGAGAGTTCGGGTTTCGGCACGCTCGCCCAGATCGTAGCGACGCGTGCCTTCACATCGCTACCGCCCAGCAACAGCACGGCGGCAGCCGCCACCAGAATCAACGTCATCATTTCACTTCGCTCCTCACCAGCGGCAGGATCTGTTCGACTGCACCCGAGGCGATTGCCAGAACCAATGCCCGCACGCTCGGGCGAACTGCGAGCCAGAACGCCCAGACCCAGGGTGACACACACTTGTCGGCCACGGCGTCGAAGAGCGTGCCGGCAGCGTCGAGCACAAACGCTTTCTTCTCCTCGCCTGGCACCGTGAGGACCTCGGCGGCTTCGGTCAGCACTCGAAGCAGACCGGTCAGCAACTCGCCAAACTCAGCCCACGTGATCCCGTCGGCCGCCGCCAGACGGGCGGTCAGCACGTAGGCCCGTGCGGCTGCGACTAAATCCTCAAAGCGTGAGGCGGCACGGATGGCGGCTTCGGCGATCATTCCTTCGGTTTATCATCCGCCTCGTCATCCCTTGCAGTTGCGTACCACAGCACAGTGTCCTGCAGCCATTGGTAAATCTGCTGGTAGCAGTCGGTTGCTTCTTCGGCAGCTTCACGCTGTGCCAACGAAAACGGCTGCTTGAAGCACTCTTCTTCAAGAATCTTGCCGTTGGCGTCTGTCAGATAGGCGTACACGTACACCCTGCCGTATTCCACGACGATCCGGCGATGCACTGTGTCTGGTGTTTGCATCACTCGTCCTCGTCTTGTTCGAGCACGCCAAACGTGACGCCAGAAACTTCGACGTCTGCCCGTTTGTAGACGCAACGCAACTCTCGAGTCGTCTCGTCCCACGTCGCCTGTATGCGAATGCACGCCGCCTGAATCTCGGTTGGCGTTGGATCTCGGCCGTTCTGTGGCTTGTGCCGACGGCGGCAGTCCATCCGAGGCGGCAGAGCCCAGACTTCTCGGAGACGAATCAGCTGATCTTTTGTGATGCCGTACTTTTCGCACAGCACCGCAATAGGAATGTAATCGAGCCAGTCGGCGCGAAACTGTTCAATACTGATTGTTGACGTCGGGCTGCGGTGCATCGGGTGGCTCCTCTGCCGCCAGCCACGACATGACGCATCGTTGCGCTGGGTTCAGGTAGGTGCTCCATCCTTTGCCCTTCATCATCCTGTGAAAATGCACGTGCTCGCAGTCCCCGTCCGGGCTTGAGTACCTCGAGCTGAGGTACGCCGCCGTCTTGTAGATTCCCAGTCCGCCAAACGCAGAGTTCACGATCAGCGGCTGGACGCCCGGTGGCGGCAGCCAAAACGAAAACCACGACTCCAACCGCTTCTGCCATCCGTACCACCGAAACGCAAACTGGTCGTAGTGGCACCACTGCACCTCGCCGCCCACCAGGATGCCCGGATGCTTAAACAGCGACACGCTCATTAGTCCGCCCGCTTGCGGCAGCAGCTCGTGCCAACCGATGCCGTTCAGAACACCTTGCGTGCTCCAACCACCCCATGCGTCGGTGTCTAGCACAATCACGTAGTCCGCCTGCGGATAGTGCTTTGCCACCAGGTCGTGGCAGCGGTTGCGATATTCCGCCATTGCCTGCATCCGCGCAACCTCAAAGCCACGCAGCTGCGGCCGGCCCGTGTCACTCATCTGCACGATGACGTGGTCTGGATCTTCTTCGGCCCACCCAATCAGGTAATCCTTTGTGCCGTCTGTCGAATCGTTCTCGACAATGATGATTCGGTAATCCTCGAACCGGTGTGCCGTCTCATAGATCCGCCGCATTGTTTCGGGCAACAAATCGCCGAGGTTGCGTGCCAGCCCAACAATCGCCACGGTGCTGTCGGTGGCCTTAATGGCACCGTCTGCCGTCACCTGGGCGTACTGCGTCGCAAACTCCGGGTCTACCGGCAGCACGTGATCCGGCAGGTGCTCGTCAGTCATCGTGACAATCATGGAACTACCAGCATCCATTCGTGGCCCTTTCCTGCAAGCGGTGACGGGTGCTGAATAATCTCGCACCCGGCGTAGCCAAGACGATGGAACTGCTCGGCAACTGCGTCCCGTGTGTCGTGCAGCTCCACAAGCCACCGGCATCGACTAAAGCACGGCAGCGTGGCCCCGGCGATGGCGTCAGCCTCAGCCCCCTCGATGTCGATTTTGATAAAGTCTGGCTGCCCGTACCGTCGTGATAGGTCATCCAGCGTAATGGCTGGCACCACCGCAGTTTCCACGACAGACACGGCGTGGCCGCCGTTGCCTACGGCGTGGGTTAGCATCAACGACGACTGCAGCGCCATCTCACGACGAAAAAGCACGGCAGCGCCGGTCGTGCGCCAGACAGCCTGTCGCTCGTATTGGCATCCCTGTGGCGGCTCGCAGCGGTCATCCGGCTCGAGCGACACGACGCTGGCAAAGCGTGGCTTTAGCCACTGCGTCCACGTGCCTGAGTTCGCCCCGACGTCGAACGCGACGCCGCCAATGCCGATAAACGGCTCCCAGACGCTTAGCCACGGTTCGTCTGTCATGTAATCCTCACGGTCGTGCGGCCCGTAAGCCCATAGGTTTTCTCGACAACCAGCCTCTGCACTTGGGTGTCGTCGTCCCACACAACGCCCGTGAGCGAGTCCAGAACAGCCTTGGCGACGTTGTCCACGTCGCACCGTGGCAGCTTGGGTGCCGACGGCTTCACGCCAGACTTGGTCAGGTGTGACTTCGGGCGAGCAAACACGGCGTCAATCACCACGCTCACCGGCTCGCACGTCGTAGTGCCACCAGCAAGCCTGGCAGCCAGCGCCAACGCTTTGCGGTACGTGTGCACCGGGTGCTTGCTCTCGACATACGCGCGGCCAAAGCCGCCTCGAGTCGAAATCGTGGCACGTGGCTGCGGCACAGGATCGCCAATGATGGTGAACGTCAGAGACATGCACGGACTATGCCGAGTTTGTCAACTCACGACGCCACAGACGCACCGGCAGAATGTCTGGCTCGCGGAGCTTCTCGGCGTAGTGCCGATTGCGACACTCCCTGGCTCGCTCGGCAATTTCTTCCGGCGTAGGATCTGGCACAGTCTGCTTCGCTCGAAAGCGTGACGTCTTGCGCTTTGGCAGGCCAAACTTTGCACGCAGCTGGTCAACCGTTGAAACGCTGCAGCCGAAGTGCTGCGCCAGGCCGGTGCGGTCGATTCCAACATCGCACCACAGTTGGCGAAACTCGGCTTCGCAGATGGCTAGTCGTTTTTTCATGCGTCCCCCGCTAGCGGCATGATGACGCCGGTGTATGGGCCGCACCGCAAGAGCACGCGGCTCTGTGCGTCTTGGGCGTAGATGTCCACCTGCGGTTCCTCGTCTGGCGGCAGATTCGCCAGGTACTGTTCAAGGAAATGCGGGTCAAGCTTTGTGTCCGCTGCGTCGCCAGCCTGAAGCATGGGGCACTTTACCAGGCTTTCGCCGTGCTCTGACGACTGCGCCGACAGCGTCAGCGTGTCGCCAGCCCACTTGAGCGTAATTCCCTTGGACTGCTCGCTGGTCACGATGGCGGCAGCCCTGACGGCACCGATGAGATCCGCCGTAGACACGACGCTGGCCGAGCCTTCGGGGTCGCCCATGACGTCACGCCACCTCGGGAAGCGCCCTTCGATCAGCCGGCCGGTTACGGTCACGCCGTCCAGCTCGAGGCGGCACTCGTGGCTGTTGGCCTCGACTTGAACGCTGCCATCACCGGAAGCCATGCCGGCAGCGATCCGCAAAACCCGGGCCGGAACCACGGTCTGAGAGTCGTCCACGGCCTGGTCGGTCTCGGTTTCCACCGTTGCCATCCGCCGGCCGTCGGTTCCAACCCACGTCGGATTCCCACCGGTCACGTCGATGAGCACGCCGCCGAGGGCGAACCGGCTCGTCTCGTTGTCCGTGGCGTACACGGTCGCCTTGACCGCTCGAGCGAACTGGTCAGCGGGCAGCCGGCACACCGGCTTCATTTCCGCCGGCTCCCAGGTCGGGTACTCGTTGACGTCCTCGGTGGGCAGCTGCCACTTGCCGCCACCACACGTGATGGCAACGCCGCTGCCGGTGGCCTTCAGCGTCACGGTGTCGCCCGTAGCGGCCCGGAGGATCGACAGCAGCCTGTCGGCTGGCACCAGGCACGGGTCGCACATCTCGCCGATGGCAACGTCGATCCGCACCTCAAGATCCGTGCCGGTCACAAGTCCGTTGCCGATCTTGACGTATGTCAATACGGGCTTCGGGCCACGTGAAATCGCCTTGCTGGCGGCTTGCACCGCCTGGAGCAGCTCAGTCCTCGGAATCGTCAGCGTAGTGCTGGAAGCCTTCGGCCTCGTAGCGGTAGCGGTCATTTGGAGAGTCCTTTCTCTTAGCGGAAACAGTCACGCCCACGGCACACCCGAGGACGAATGTCAGCACGTTGAACAACATGCCCAACGCAATG